AACCTTTGGTTCCACATTGCATGTGGTTGGTGGTGTCACTTTCGCTAGCACTACTGACACCAGTGGCGTTGCACGATTTGCTGGTGGTATTACTGCCACGACAATAGATGTAACTAACGCTGCACGATTCAACGGTGGTGCAACTGCTTCCACCTTGCAAGTAACAGGAAACGCAACAGTAGGAAACAACGCCACAGGTGCAACATTGGGTGTGTGTGGCTCTGTTTCGTTGCTTGCACGGACTCCTATTCGATTCCAAGACGCAGATTCTAGCAATTGGGTTGCTCTTCGTGCTCCTGCAACAGTTGCCGCAAATGTGACATGGGTGCTACCGTCCACAGACGGAACCAATGGACAGGTATTGTCTACTGACGCTAGTGGAAACTTGTCGTGGAAAGCCGCTGACGGCGTAACAGGAAGCGATAAGCAGATTCAGTTTAATTGCGGCGGAACACTGGGAGCAACTGCCAGTTTGATTTTTGAATATTCTGCAAGTGCAGGATTTAGTGCAGGCACTTTGGGTGTTAGCGGAGGAATGTATTCGTTGGGAAATGTGGGAATAGGCATAACTCCCGGTGCTATTGGTGGACGACTGTATCCGCCTTCTGCAAGCACTGCCAAACTTGAAGTTCGCGGTGATGTGCGTATTCCGTCAGGTGGATTCTTTGTGAACAAAGGCATGACATTAGCAGCAGCCACAGAAACCATTATTTCAGCAGACGAAAACGCATTTATTGCAGGTCGTCTAACTATTCCTACTGGAGCAACTCTGACAATTCAAACAGACGGCAGACTTGTAATCATATAAGAGGAACCCATGAGCACAATCAAGGCTGATAATTACGAGGGCGCAAATCCCGGAAACAATATGGTCTTCAAGACCAATTCTACCGAGCGGATGCGTATTGATACAAGTGGAAATGTTGGGATTGGAACCAATACTCCGTTGTGTCTTTTAGATATTCAAGGTACAGATTCAAATTATCTAAACGCTGTTAGAGTTTATAATGGTAGTGGCGCAGCATATCTTTCGCTAGTTCCAACTGGTACTTCAAATAGTGTAGTAGGATGGACAAGCAATTCGGTTGTTATTGAAGGAGTTCCTCAGAGTTCTGGAAATACTATATTAGGGTCATACACTAATAACTTGGTATTCCAAACTAATAATCGTAATGAACGAATGCGTATTGATTCCAATGGCAAAGTTGGAATTGGAACTGCTTCTCCCGCTGTGGCTTTGGATGTGGTTGGTGAGGCTCGTTCGTCCACAAGCACCACATCTGGGTCAAACTCAAAAACCCTGACCACCAAAGATTATGTGGATTCGGTTGCTGCGGACAAAACACTAACATTTGGTGGAGTAAATTATGGAATTGGGACAATTTTAGTTTATGAAGGGTTTGCTCTTGGTAATAGCGCAGCAGTAACAATAGGTGCGACCGTCACACCTTATATGAATACAGGTAATGGTCATATTGGCGGTTCAAGTTATGGAACAGCATTGTCAGGAACATGGAAAATTTTGTGTGGATTTAATGATGATTCTGGTAATCAGAGTACAAAATTGTTGATTATAAGAACCGCATAAAAATCATAAAACACGGGATCATCACTCGTACTAATAGGCGGAGCAGCATCAAAAGGTATTCGTACAGTAAGAATCGCATAACCACCTAAATATCCTACACATGAGCACACTAAGAGCCAACACAATTCAGCCACTATCGGATTCTGTGTCCCTAACACTCCGAACCAATGCACAAGACAGCCTAACGGTTTCTTCTGCGGGTGCTGTTTCTGTTCCACGAGCAGACATGCTTATTCAGAATCTTGTATTAGGCAGAGGAGCCAATGCAGTTGCCACAAATTCTGCTTTTGGTGTCAATGCACTTGCAGTAACTACTGCTTCTAGCGCACACAACACTTCTATTGGGCACAGTTCTGGTATTGCTATAACAAATGGTACAAAAAACACTAATATTGGAAGCAGCAGCCAAACCGTATTGACCACAGGAACCGACAATGTTGCTGTTGGATACAATGCTGGTAGTGGTTCATCCGACAATTTCAACACTTGCATTGGCTCTGGATCGTCTGTAAACTCAGGGTTCAGCAACACTATTGCTTTAGGCTACAATGCTGTTGGGGCAACTGCCAACGCTCTCTATATCGGAAACGGAGCAGTAAACAAATTGTTCATGGGAAACGGTGAGGCAGGCACATACTATCCCGGATTTATGGCTCGTGCATGGGTAATATTTGATGGAACCAAAAATACATCGGGGCTTACTGAGGTTGGTGTAAACTATACCAACCGATACATATTTGGTTCAGGAAATGTTTCAAGTGTGCAACGCACGGCAACTGGAACATATAAAATTAATTTTACCACAGCAATGCCAAACAAAAATTACGCTGTTGCTCTATCTGGATGGAACCATCAAAACGGTTATGGTGGATGGGTTACACTAGCCAGTCCAACAAACCTAGCGAATTCGCCACTTGAAACTGATCTTGATAGCGTAAAAAATACATCTTTTGTAATGATAGATTCTCACAATAGTGGTGGAAGTTCTATTGATGAAATGGGAATTTCTGTCATAGTTTACGGATAAAATAAACAAGAACCACACACGGGATCATTATTCCTATTAACAGGCGGAGCAGCATCAAAAATTATCCGTACAGCAAAAACCGCATAAACACCTAAATACCCTACACATGAGCACACTAAAAACAGATAACATTACACCAAACGGATCAATCCTGACTGTAACCGGCGGACTCACTCTGTCTGGTGCTGCGTATTTTAGTGGAGGATCGACATTTAGTTCTAGTTTGACTGTTGGTTCTACCATAACAACCGCAGGTCTGACTTCAAGTGCAGTTTTGAGTTGTGCTACCGCTCCCACACAAGGTCAGCATTTGGTTAACAAGACTTATACGGATTCAGTTTCTATTCCGGGATTAACTGGAACAAGAACTGTAACAAACTCTGTTGTTCCTCTGTATTCGTACATATCTCAAGGTTGTACTTCTCCTCTGCCATCGGGAACTTGGTTTGTTAATTTTTCTTGTGCTTCTGCCACCAATAGCGTTCCACAATGGCAACACGCAAAAATATGGACGGTTCCGAGCGGTCAATATTTGAGATTTTATCCCCAATGTACTGTATTTCCTGATGGAGTACAGCCAGGTGGTACTATGACTGCCGCCACAATTCCAGGTTATACTCTCGGAACTAGCACAGTACAAACTGATACAAGCAATTTTATTGGTATTACTTTTGAACGAGTAGCAAATGTTCAAAATTTGTCAGCAGGACTTCATAACGGAATGATTAAGCGTGGTACTGATTATGCGGCTGCAAGTGTGGGTACAAATGAAACACTATTTGGATACGCAATCAGAATGTATTGATATAAATGCAAACTCTCCTAAATACTTGAAAAGGAGACTGCATGGCTAGCCCACAATCCCGTCAACAACTTAAAGACTACTGCCTACGGGCACTGGGTCATCCTGTGATTGAAGTTAATGTGGAAGACTCACAGGTGGAAGACCGTATTGATGAGGCACTACAGTATTTTGCCAAGTGGCACCACGACGGTGGTGGCAAAATGTACTACACCTATCCACTAACGGCTGAAGACATCTCTCGCAAGTGGATAGACACCAATCCTATTGATCCATCCATTCTGACCATTAATCGTATATTTCACATGGGTTTTAATATTTCTACCCACAACATTTTTAATATTCGCTACCAGTTGGCTCTGAACGACTTTTACGGATTACGCACAGGACAGACCAACCTGAACTACTATGTGTCCACCATGCAGTACATTGAAATGTTGGAGCAGTTGCTTGATCCCGAAAAGCAGATTCGGTTTAGCCGTGTAAACAACAAACTGTATATTGATGCCACCACAACCGACATGCAGGCAGGCACCTACCTGATGATTGAGGCATATACTGCCAACAATCCCGAACTTGCCACAGAAATCTACAACGACAACTACCTGAAGAAGTACACCATTGCTCTTATCAAGCGGCAGTGGGGTGTAAACTTGTCCAAATACGAAGGCATGCCTCTGCCCGGAAATGTCACATTCAACGGTGGCAAAATCTATCAGGAAGCAATGGAAGAAATAGCAAAACTAGAAGAAGATGTGCAGAGCAAGTATCAACTTCCGCCCGACTTTATTACAGGATAAAGCATGGCAGTCAACCCGTATTTTCGTAGGAACAGCGTAGGCGAGCAAAACCTACTGGAATCACTCACGACCGAAGCCATCAAGATTCACGGTCACGAGATGATATATATTCCACGAGAAACGGTAACTGACGACAAGATACTTGGCGAAGAGGTTTCCAAATTCACTGATGCTAATCGTATTGAAATGTACATGGAAAACGCAGAGGGCTTTGACGGCGAAAGCGATATGACTCGTTTTGGTTTGGATATTCGTGAAAACTGCACATTTGTGGTGTCCAAGCGTAGATTTTTAGAGGTGATGAGCCACAATACTTCTATCCGCGATTTGGGTCGCCCACGAGAAGGCGACTTGATCTATTTTGACTACCCGTATAACCTGTTTGAAATCAAGTTCGTGGAACACGACAACCCGTTCTATCCGCTTGGTCAGCGATACTCTTTCAAACTGTATTGTGAAGCCTTCAAGGCAACACATGAAGAATTTGATACAGGTGAAAGCGACATGGATGCAGTTAAAGACGCAGTTTCCACATTCCAAAAGCGGCTCACACTCAGCAGCAGTTCACAGTTCACTGTTGGTGAGGAGGTGTACGCTGGAAATATCTCAAGCCCCCATGCACTCGGACGAGTTGAATCTTGGACTAAAACTAATGATGCCCCGCCTGTGTATTATTTGACTGTAAACATCCAAAAGGGCAAGTTTGAAGTTGGCGACACTGTTATTGGCAAAACTAGTGGTTCGTCTTCGGGAATTACTGCTATCACTACAACCGATACCTTGATTACAAATGCAAATCTACAAGATAACGAAGCCCTTGATTTGGAAGCCAATCGTGACAATATTTTTGATTTTACGGAGAAAGATCCGTTTAGTGAAGGGCTTTACTGATGTTTACGCAGTTCTATAACGGCTCAATCCGCCGAATGGTGGTTGCATTTGGTTCTATTTTCAACCAAATGAAGATATCTCGCACACAAAGCGGTGGAACCAAATACATTGAAGTGCCTATTGCATACGCCCCCAAAGAAAAATACAAGGTGCGTTTAGCAGGTGATCCGTATCTGCAAAACCCAAATCAAATCGTTCTGCCTCGTATGGCTTTTGAAATCACGGGATTTGTTTACGATCCAACCCGAAAGCGAAATTCTCTGCAAAAGAATTTGCTGCGTAACACCGATCAAAGCGGTGTAAAATACACTTTTGCAGAAGTGCCGTATAACATTGATTTTGGGCTGTATGTGTATGTGCGAAACATGGATGATGGACTACAAATCGTGGAGCAGATACTTCCGTATTTCTCTCCTGAATTTATAGTAACCATGAATTTTGATGATGTAAACAAAAAGGTGGATGTGCCCATCTACTTGAACTCTGTAACATCAGAAGAAGATTATGAGGGCGATTTCCAAACACGCCGTAGCATTATCTTCACCTTGAACTTTACAATGAAGTCGTATATCTTTGGCCCAGTTCGTTCGTATGGCGAGATTCGCAAGATCAATACCAACTTCTTGGATATGAGTTATTACGACGACGGATACACCGCAGGGTATACAGGTGCAGGTTCCACAGCAGCAAATCTGTCAAAGATTTTCATTGGTATCAGCGGGCCAAGTGGTGCAAGTTCGGGAAAATACGATTACACACCATACGCCAAGATATACGAGTATCAAGGAGAAGAAACTCTTGCACAAGGTGTTACTGTGGATTGGTTCAAGTCTGATCGAATTACAGGAACAACATCGTAAAGGAACAGCACATGGGTGAGGGGTTTACACACATTGAAGGCGTGTTGGGAGTTGGTAGCACAACCGAAAACGAGCCACACGCTATTGTGCAGTCGTCTCCCATGCCTATGGTAAAGATAGAGACTCCTCCCTTGACTGATGAGAGTATTGCCAAAGACCTGAAGCACGACTACGAAACCGTTCGTAAGAATCTACGCGAACTGGTTGACGCAGGCAAGAACGCACTAGACGGTGTGATGGCTGTGGCACAGGAAGGCGACTCGCCTCGTGCGTATGAAGTGGTAGCCCAAATGATAAAGACCCTTTCAGAAACCAATCGTGACTTGCTAGACCTGCACGACAAAATCAAGGGTATTCGTAAGACAGAAAACAATACCACCAACAACCACACCACAAACAACGCCATATATGTGGGGTCTACTCGGGACTTGCAGGACATTATCAACTCTGCCCGTTCAAGCACGAAGGCGTTTATTGACGCAAAGGTAGAAGACGAAACTCCATAAATACCTGTATGGAGGTGAACCGTGAAAACAGTATTGGCTCTATATTGGACTGCATTTGCCTTGTGGATAGCGTTTGGAACTTCGGCTGTATACGAGTATCTGAAACTGCTGCCGTTTTGTGAACGCTTTACCCACATCAAAGAGTATCAAGAATTCAAGAAACACGATGCTGCCCTGAAATACAGCGACTTCATGGGCACCAAGCACCCGTCGTTTTTTGTGCGAATGGCATCGTGCCCGTTTTGTATTGGTGTGTGGTACGCTTTTTTGGGATGTTGGGCGTTTGACTGTTTTTCTCGTTTGCCTGCTGTTTACGGCGGTGCTTGCATTTTTTACTTGGTTTTTAGATGGGCTATCACGAGGTTGAGCAATGCGTGAATACACATTTGAAAGCCCTGTGGAATTAGTTACACACCTGTACGCAGGAGAAGACACGCCTACAGGTATATGCGGCAGACCCAGTGCTCTGTTTGGATGGTACACCAAAGCCAAACGGTTTTACGATCAAACTTTGTGTGAGTCGTGTCGTCCAAAATTCACCCATGCCCAAATGGAAGCCATGTACGGAGATATTGTAAAGTATTCCGAAGACGAACAGCGGAACGCTGCTCTTGCTGTTGGTGGCAGTTTTACTCTGAAACTTCGTGGAGAAGTGCTGGGAAAGGTAGAGTTCCGTGAGTAAAAGCCAAAAATATCTGGGCAACGCTAATCTGAAAGCCGAAGGCGTAAAGATAAACTTTTCAGAAAAGCAGATTGAAGAGTATGTGAAATGCTCTCAAGACCCGCTGTATTTCATCAAAAACTATGTAAAGATTGTGTCGCTGGACAAGGGCTTGGTGCCGTTTGAGCCGTATGAGTTCCAAGAGGATATGATCCAAGCCGTTCACAAGAACCGCTTCGTGATCTGCAAGATGCCCCGTCAGAGCGGCAAGTCTACAACCATGATTTCGTTCTTGCTGCACTACATCTTGTTCAACCAAAGCATGAGTGTGGCAATCTTGGCTAACAAGTTGGCTACTGCTCGTGAACTGCTGGGTCGGTTGAAACTAGCCTACGAGTACTTGCCTGTGTGGTTGCAGCAGGGCGTGGTAGAGTGGAACAAAGGCTCAATCGTGCTAGAGAACGGCTCCAAAGTGCTAGCCGCAGCCACCTCGTCGTCTGCTGTTCGTGGTGGTTCGTATAACTGCATCATGTTGGACGAGTTTGCGTATGTGCCGCAGAATGTGGCTGAAGAGTTTTTCTCGTCGGTGTATCCCACTATTACAAGCGGTAAAGAAACCAAAGTTATTATTGTGTCTACGCCAAAGGGCTTGAACATGTTCTACCGCCTGTGGGTAAACGCCAACAAACGGGCAGGTGAAGAAGGCAAGAACGAGTACTACCCAATTGAAGTGCACTGGAGCGATGTACCGGGTCGTGACGACGAGTGGAAAAAGCAGACCATCTCCAATACCTCTGAAGAGCAGTTCCGTACAGAGTTTGAAACCGAGTTTTTGGGATCGGTGCACACCCTTGTGCATCCTGAAAAAC